ATGGTCAGACAAAGTCTGGTTTATACTCTTTGTTTATCCCAATGGAATGGAACTACGAAGGATTTATTGATGAATACGGAATTCCAGTATTTGATACACCTGACATCGATGTCTTCGCCCCAGATGGTGAATTAATAGATATAGGTGTAGTAGATAGTTGGCAAAACGAGGCAGATGGTTTAAAATCAGATCAAGACGCTTTAAATGAGTTTTATAGACAATTTCCAAGAACTACAGAACATGCGTTTAGAGATGAGACAAAAAACAGTATATTTAATCTAGTTAAGTTATATGAACAAATAGATTATAATGAAGAATTAGGAAGTACCTTAGGTATAACTCAAGGTAATTTTCAATGGGTTAATGGAATAAAAGATTCTCAAGTAATATTCTACCCAAATCCAAAAGGTAGATTTCACGTTACGTGGGTTCCTAAGGTTGAGTTGCAAAATAAAGTCAATATTAAAAATGGCATAAGATATCCTGGTAATGAACACATGGGAGCGTTTGGATGTGATAGTTATGATATATCAGGAACTGTAGATGGACAAGGTTCAAAAGGAGCTTTACATGGATTAACAAAATTCTCTATGGAAGACGCTCCACCCGGACAGTTTTTTTTAGAATATATAGCTAGACCACAAACAGCAGATATATTCTTTGAAGACATTTTGATGGCATTAGTGTTTTATGGAATGCCAATGTTAGCAGAAAATAACAAACCTAGATTACTTTATTACTTAAGAAGAAGAGGTTATAGAGGATTTAGTATGAATAGACCAGATAAGTTATGGAATAAACTATCTGTAGCAGAAAAAGAAATTGGAGGAATTCCAAACTCCAGTGAAGATATAAAACAAGCTCACGCAGCGGCTATTGAGATGTATATACAAGAGAAAGTTGGCCAAGTAAAAGAAGGTGAGTATGGTAATATGTATTTTAATAGAACATTAAACGATTGGAGTAAGTTCGATATAAATAAACGAACCAAATACGATGCAACAATTAGCTCTGGATTAGCTATTATGGCTTGTAATAGGCACTTATACAAACCAAATCCAAAGATAGAAAAAACTCCAATTGATATAAGTATAGCTAGATACAACAATAAGGGGACAAATTCAAAAATAATCAAACAATAATATGGCAGAGTCTGTACATAAAAATTTTCCTTCTCAAGTTGTTAGTGATTTAGAAAAGATTACTAATGATTATGGGTTGCGAGTAGGTAAAGCAATAGAGTTAGAATGGTTTGACAACTCCTCGCATAGATATTCTCATTCTCAAAGGAAATTTCATAATTTAAGGTTGTATGCTAGAGGTGAGCAATCTGTTCAAAAATATAAAGATGAATTATCTATAAACGGTGATTTATCATATCTTAATTTAGATTGGACACCAGTTCCAATTATACCAAAATTTGTTGATATAGTTGTAAATGGTATGGCAAATAGAGGTTTCGATATAAAAGCATATTCACAAGATCAGTTTGGCGTATCTAAAAGAACTGAATATATGGAGAGCATGATTGCTGACATGCGTACTAAGGAGTTTAATGAGGTTGCGAAACAGCAGTTAAATATAGATATGTATAAAAATGATCCAGAAGAGTTACCTGATACTAAAGCTGAACTAGAATTACATATGCAATTAAATTATAAACAAGCTGTAGAGGTTGCAAATGAAGAAGCTATAAATGTATTGTTAGACGGTAGTAAATATGATTTAATAAGAAGAAGGGTTTTAGAAGATTTAACAGTATGTGGTATAGGTGCTACGAAAACAACTTTTAATTGGTCTGAGGGCGCTAAAGTAGAGTATGTTGATCCAGCTAATCTTGTTTATTCTTATAGCGATTCTCCTTATTTTGACGATATTTATTACGTGGGAGAAGTAAAAGAAATACCTATTAATGAACTTGCTAAGGAATTTCCACATCTTTCTCATAATGATTTAAAAGAAATACAAAGTAAGCATTCTAGAGTAGGTACTGGAAAGTTAGTAAATTCAGACAGTGATAATAATAAAATAGCTTTACTATACTTTAATTATAAAACGTACATGAATAGTACGTATAAAGTTAAGAAATTATCTTCTGGTGCGGAAAAATCAATTTCTAGAGACGATACTTTTAAGCCACCAGCAGATGCAACTGATTATTCTAGATTACAGAGATCTGTTGAATGTTTATTTGAAGGCGTTAAAGTTGTAGGTACTGAAAAAATGCTTAGATGGCGAAAAGCTGATAATATGATGAGAACTAAGAGTGATTTTAACAAAGTTAAAATGAATTATTCTATAGTTGCTCCTAAAATGTATAATGGTAAAATAGAATCATTAGTTAGTAGAATAACTAGTTTTGCAGACATGATTCAATTAACTCATTTAAAGCTTCAACAAGTATTATCAAGAATGGTACCTGATGGTGTTTATTTAGATATAGATGGTTTAGCAGAGGTTGATTTAGGTAACGGAACTAATTATAATGCTCAAGAAGCTTTAAATATGTTCTTCCAAACTGGTTCTGTTGTTGGTAGATCTTTTACTCAAGATGGTGATCAAAATCCAGGTAAAATACCTATACAAGAAATTTCAAATGGAGCTGGTGCGGGTAATAAAATTCAAGCACTTATAGGTAACTATAACTACTATTTACAAATGATAAGAGATGTAACTGGTTTAAACGAAGCTAGAGATGCTTCTACCCCGGATTCCAGATCATTAGTTGGTATACAAAAATTAGCTGCTGCTAATTCAAACGTGGCAACTAGACATATATTAGATGCTTCACTATATTTAACTGTAGAAACGGCTGAGCAACTATCACTTAGAATATCTGATATTATTGAGTATTCTCCAACAAAAGAAGCTTTTATACAAGCTATAGGGGCACATAATGTCGCTACGTTAGAAGAAATGAGTGAATTGCACCTTTATGATTTTGGTATATTTATAGAACTAATGCCAGATGAAGAAGAACAACAAATTTTAGAACAAAACATCCAAATGGCTATTCAACAAAAAACTCTTGATGTTGACGACGCTATAGATATTAGGGCTGTTAAGAATTTAAAAATGGCTAATCAACTTATTAAATATAAGAAGAAAAAGAAAATGGAGAGAGACCAGGCTCTCCAACAACAAAATATAGAAGCCCAAGGAAAATCTCAACAAGAAACTGCACAAGCTACAGCTCAAGCTGAAACAGAGAAAAATAAAGCTAAAACGGAATCTGAGATGATGTTAGAAGAAAAGAAAAGCGGTATGAAAATACAATTTATGGAAGCAGAAGCTGCAATGAAGATGAAGTTAATGGATCATGAATTTAAAATTAACATGCAACTAAAAGAATTGGACAATAGTAGTTCTTTACAAAAAGAAGAGCTAAAAGAAAAAGGAAAAGACAAAAGAGAGACAGCTAAATTTGAATCCAAAGGAATGGACTCTATGGAAGGTGGATTAGGTGTAGCTGGTTTAACAACTAACTAATTATTTAATATTATTATATCATGGAAGAAAACACAGAAAAAGTAGTCGAGGAGACTACACAAGAGGAGACTCAACAAGAACAGGTTGAAGAACAAAAACCTGAAGTGGATTTAAGTAAATTTGAAAGCGCTGACGATCCTGAAGTAACAAAAATAGATTTAACACAACCACCACCAATACAAGAAGATGAACAACCAGTTGATAACACAGAAACCGAGGGCGTTCAAGAAGAGACTGTTGAAGAAACGGTTAGTGAAGAAGAGAATACTGAACAGCCTACAGAAGAAAATGTTGAAGAATCTATTGTAGATGAGGGTGAGGTAAGTGTTGAAGCTACAGAAGAAATTATAGATTTACCAGAAAACCTCCAGAAGTTAATGGAGTTTATGGAAGATACTGGTGGTGATTTAGATGATTATGTAAAGCTAAATCAAAAAACAGAGGATATGGATGACTCTGAAATATTACAAGATTACTATAAACAAACAAAACCTCATTTGAATAGTGAAGAAATTAATTTTCTATTAGAAGATAGATTTTCTTACGATGAAGATTCAGATGATGAAAGAAATATAAAAAGAAAAAAATTAGCCTTAAAAGAGCAAGTTGCTGAGGCTAAAAGCCACCTGGACGGGCAAAAGTCCAAGTACTATGAAGAGATTAAAGCTGGTTCAAAGCTCACGAGTGAGCAACAAGAAGCAGTTAATTTCTTTAACGAGTACAATGCTCAGGAACAAGAGGAGATGAATATTGTTAAAAATCAACAATCGATTTTTAAAGACAAAACTAATAAACTTTTTAATAAAGATTTTAATGGTTTTGAATTTAACGTTGGTGATAAAAAGATGACTTACAATATTCAGAACACTAATGATGTGAGAGACACGCAGATCGACATTAATAATTTCGTTGGAAAGTTTCTAAACGATCAAAATATGATGGAAGATGCTGCTGGTTATCACAAAGGATTGTTCACTGCTATGAATCCTGATGCAATAGCGAAGCATTTCTATGAACAGGGCAAAACTGATGCTGTAAAGCAAACAGTTGCCGAATCTAAAAATATTAACACGTCTAGAGAGTCTCATAAAGTTTATGAAGGTGAAGGAGGTCTTAAATTTACAGTTTTAGGTGATGATTCTAGTGATATGAAGCTAAGAATTAAAAAACGAAAAATTAATTAACAATTAAAACAATTTAAAATGGCTTTATTGCAAACTGTACTGCCCGCTGGTTATACGCCAGCCGCAGTTAGACAGACGCTTGCTAGTAATTATATTGATTTCGCTGACACGGGATCAAATAGTGCTAACTGGGCGCAACAATACCTGCCTGATTTGATGGAAAAAGAAGCTGAAGTGTTCGGTAATAGAACAATCAGTGGATTTTTATCTCAAGTTGGAGCAGAAGAGTCTATGTCTGCTGACCAAGTAATTTGGTCTGAGCAGGGTAGATTACACTTAGCATACAAAGATGTAGCTTTGACCGCATCATCAACAGTTGGAACATTAACTTTTACTGCTGCAACAGACGCTGATGGAAAAACTGTAGCGGCAACAGCTCACGGTATTCGTGCTGGTGATATGATACTAGTATCTGATGCTAATGCTACAGCTAGAGGAATCGTAACTAAAGTAGTAGACACAACTGGTGTTATTACTTGGTATCGATACGATGGTGGTAACATCGCTAGTGATGATTTAACAGTTGGAGATGTATCAGTATTAGTATATGGATCTGAGTATGTTAAAGGATCTGTTGGTAGAGAAGGTGCAAACAAACCATCACACCTTTCTAGAACTAACAAACCAATCATATTAAAAGACAAGTATGAGATCTCTGGATCTGATGCTGCTCAAATTGGTTGGGTTGAAATTTCTGGTGAGGAAGGTCAAAATGGGTACATGTGGTACTTAAAGGCTTCTGGTGATACAAAAGCTCGTTTCAATGATTACTTAGAAATGGCGATGATGGAATCACAGTATAACTCTACTGGTGTTACTATTCCAGCTGGTTCTATAAATGCTGGTGGTCTTATTCAAGGTACTGAGGGTCTTTGGGAAGCTTTAGAAACTAGAGGTAATATATCTAATGTTTTTGATGGAGCTGCTGCTGTTGGAACTACTATGGGTGAGTTCGATGATATTCTCGCTGAACTTGACGCTAACGGTGCTATTGAAGAGAACATGATGTTTATAGATAGAGGTGCTTCTTTACAAATAGATGATATGTTATCGGAACAAAATGGAGGAACGTGGACTGGTGGTGGTTCTACTTCTTGGGGAGTATTTAACAACTCAGAAGATATGGCATTAAACTTAGGTTTCTCTGGTTTCAGACGTGGATCTTACGATTTTTACAAATCTGATTTCAAATATCTAAATGATGCTGGTACAAGAGGAATGGTTAACACTGTTGATGGTGTAAATGCTATTCATGGGGTATTGGTTCCTGCTGGTGTTTCTTCTGTGTATGATGAAAACTTAGGAAAAAATCTTAAGAGACCGTTCTTACACGTGAGATACAGAGCTTCTAATATGGAAAGTAGAAAGTATAAAACTTGGACTACTGGTTCAGTTGGTGCTACTACTTCTGATTTAGATGCGATGGAAATGCACTTTTTATCAGAAAGATGTCTAGTTGTACAAGGTGCTAATAACTTTGTATTACTAAAAGGTACTAGCTAAATAGCTACTAACCTATAACTTGAAAGGGGAGGAAAACTCCTCCCCTTTTTTTTAACTTATTAAATTATATTATATCATGGCAAAAAAACAAGAAACAAAAAAAGTGACATCACAGGCAGATCCTGGAGATGAACACGTAGAAACACCGGTTATGGAAACTCCAAAACCAGAAAGACAAGAACCAACTAATAGGATTATTAACGATTGGGAGATAAAAGATAGGACATACATATTAGCAAGCGGTAAACAACCGTTATCATATTCCTTCAGATCAAAAAATTTATTCTATTTTGATGAAGAGAAAGGTTATGAAAGAGAAATACAATATGCTGTCAATCAAAGTACACCTTTCGTAGACGAGTTCAAAGGTCAAATAAGACCCGGTAGAATCGTTTTTAGAAATGGTGCTATGTTTGTTCCTAAAGAAAAAGTAGCATTACAAAAATTCTTATCTATTTATCACCCGTTCGCTGAGAAATCTTGGAAAGAAGTTAAGCCAGTTGTTGCGGCAGCTACTGAACTAGAAGCATTGGATTTACAATTAGATGCAATGAATGCGGCAAGATCTATGGATATAGATTTTATAGAAGCTATTATGCGTACAGAAATTGGTTCTGGGATATCAAAGATGACTTCTAAGGAACTTAAAAGAGACGCTTTAGTATTTGCAAAGAAAAACCCAAAACTATTTTTAAGCTTAATGAAAGACGGTAACATTCATCTTAGAAATTTAGGTATAAAAGCTGTTGAACAAGGGATATTAACTCTATCCCCAGATCAAAGAACAGTGCTTTGGACTTCTACTAACAGAAAGCTAATAAATGTCCCTTTTGAAGAGCACCCGTATTCAGCTTTAGCCGCTTGGTTTAAAACTGATGAAGGAATGGAAGTTTTACAATCTGTTGAAAAACAATTGAAGTAAAAACCTTGTAGATGCAGTCGCTCTTCGGGGCGATTGCAAACTACAAAATAAAAAAATATATGGCAATAATAGTAGCTGGTCAAACGACCGTAAGTATAGACACAGTTTATCAAAGAGTATTAGCATTAGCTAATAAAGAACAAAGAGGCTATATAACGCCACAAGAATTTAATCTACATGCTAATCAAGCACAGTTAGATATATTTGAACAATACTTTTATGATTTAGCGGCTATGAACGCTTTAAATAAAAGAAAAGAAGAAACAGAATCACCAGGTGCGAACGTAGAAGTAGCACCAGACTTCGGTGATACCGTTAATATATTGAGAGAAAAAATAGCTATATACAAAGGTCCTGATGTGAGTTTATTACTTGATGGAAATACCTATGTTATGCCTACCTTATCGGCTTCGATATATAGAACTGGTAGATTGTATTTTGAAATTGCAACTAACGGCGCACAAATCCCCCTAAAACGTATTGAATACTATGCTTTACCTGAGATAAAGGAGCAATATGATGCTATAACTAATTCAAGGTGGCACAGTAATGATCCTATTGAATACTATTATACTGAAAATACTAATGGTTCACTTTCTATATATACAGATAGTGGTGGTCAGACAGCAGTAACAACAGCAAACGCATTAAAAATAGAAGTAGTAGCGGTAGTACCTAGAGAAGTTAAATGGGGTTATGTTGTTGTAGGGGAAAAAGCTTTATATGATTCTAATAACTCAATTGACTTTAACTTACATAGATCAGAAGAAACTAATTTAGTTATAAAAATATTAGAATTAGCTGGTATTACAATAAACAAACCTGGGTTAGTTCAAATAGCATCAAATGAAGAAAATCAAAACTTAGAACAAACACAATAAGACATGGCAGATAATCTAATAACATTAAACCACGAACAATATTACGAAGGTAAAGACGGTACGCCAGGACCAGGCCAATTAACTGGAGATGATTTACAATATGGTAATTATCAATTTATGAAAATTGGTGACGTGATCAACGATGTAGTAGCAACTTACTGTGGTCCTGGAATGATGCTAGAAGGAATTAGAAAAAGACATATTAAATACCACGCTCATAGAGCAATGCAGGAGTTGAGCTTTGATACTTTTAGATCAACAAGATCAATGGAGATAGAAATACCTCCATCTTTAATGATGGCTTTACCACATGATTATGTAGGATATACTAAAGTAACTTGGAAAGATTCTACTGGTATAGAGCATACCTTATACCCAGCGATAATAACATCTAATCCAAAAGCGTATCTTCAAGACGCTAATTACTACTTACAATTTGATGGTTCTAACGACGCTACTACAGCTAGCGAATCTAATACATGGGCCGATTATAAAGCGGCAGCGTCAGCTAATAGTAATAATGATGATGATCGTGATTTATTAGAGTTTAGTCATGGTATGATTTATGGAGCAGAACCTAGACATTTGAATGCTAATGGTTCTTTTTACATAGACTATGCTAAAGGAAGAATTCATTTCAGTAGTAATTGTTCTGGAAAGACAATAACATTAAAATATATAAGTGATGGTGTTGGCTACTTACAAAGCGGGGTAACTACTGATGGAGGTACTCCATCTGCCTCTTGGTCTACCGAAACAAATATCGAACAAGATATGATTGTACATAAGTTTGCTCAAGAAGCAATGATAAAACACATTTTATATGGTTGTACTCAATCTAAATCTAAAGTTGATCATAACATGTTAGCATTACTTAAAAAAGAGAAATGGGCTGAAACAAGGAAAGCGAAGATAAGATTATCTGAAATTAAGATAGAAGAAATTACTCAGATTATGAGAGGTAAATCTAAATGGATTAAACATTAATAAAAATGGCGGAGTTTAAAAGAGATTTTTCTGGGGCAAAGATGAATAAAGATATGGACGAAAGGGTATTACCCTCTGGTCAATATCGAGACGCACTTAATGTACAGATAGCTACTTCAGACGGTTCTAACGTGGGATCTTTACAAACATTATTAGGTAACACGGAAGTAACAGATGGTGTTGTTCCTGTAGATTATTGTACTTGTGTAGGTCATTTAAATCTACCTGAAAAAGATTTGATATATTATTTTGTATCTGGTGGAGGATTTGCAAATTATAACCCTACAATACGTAAAGATTATATAATAGAATATAATACTATACTTCGTACCACGAGATATATTTTTGTAGATATATATAGTGCAACTCACACTGTAACTGTGAATACGGCTGCGGCGGATTATTTCAAAATCGCAGCGCCAAGTGGAAATAATGACACTGGTATTAGAATTGGTATGAAAATGCGAGGAACTTTTAACGATCCTAGTTCTAGTAATAGTATTGGTATAGGTATAAGTAGTAATTTTAATACAACTGTTACTGATATAGTAAAAGATGGTAGTCATTGGAGAATATACCACTCTGGATTAAGTAATTACATGGGAGCTGGTAATGATTTTTATGCTTCTATTGGGGACGAAATAACGTTTAGTGCAGATGATCGAGTATTAAAATTTCTTCCACATACAAAAATAACAGCAATAAATTATCTTGATGGTATGATATTTTGGACCGATAACGCTGGGGAGCCAAAAAAGATAAATATAAAAAGAAGTGTACAAGGTA